TGACCCGAGTAATGATTGTTTAAAATATGTATGTGATAGGTTTGAGCTTAACATTGAACAAAGATATTGGCTTGCTTTTTTATATGGCACTTGTTATTCTCCAACCACTGTATTTTATATGTATAATGAATTCCCGGATTACGAAAATGTTAATGTAAATAGATTACAGAAATGGTGGAACGAAAACAAACAAAAAACAATATTTCAAACAGATAGATTAAGAATAAAATCATCAAACAAATTAGTTGAAACATTTATAAGCTATAAAGAAATGCTTGGAAATATGACACAAGCTGATTATTTTTCTAGTTTAAAACAACCAACACCTCAGATGACATACGATAATTGTTTTACACAGTTAAATAACATTAAGAATTTCGGCCGTTTTACTTTGTTTATTTATATAGAAATGATAAATGTATTAACGGATTACAATTTAAAACCAACTTATTTAGACCTTAGACAAGCCGAGAGCTGCCGAAACGGTTTAGTTGAACATTTAGGCAAAGAAGAATTATACACGCATAAAAACGACAGAAAATTGTCTAAAAATCAAATTAATTATTTACAATATGAATTTAAGCAATTAATGAAAAACGTAAACAATTATGATATACAGCATAAAAATATATGGAATGTAGAAACTACTTTATGTGCTTATAAAAAATATAAACGAGGTAAAAGATACATTGGATATTACATTGAAAGACAGAAAAAAGAAATACAAAAAATACAAGATCTTGTTAAAACCGGTGTTGATTGGAGTGTATTGTGGGATTTTAGAAACGAAAACTATCAAAAAAAATGGCTAACAGAATATTAGCACTGGGCGGTAAACCCGCTACAGGCAAGACAACACTGATAAAAGAAATAATTAAAACATATAAACCCTTTGTAAAATTTAATTTTGGCTTAGTACGGGGAATGTATTTTAGTAAACAACAACTGTATATCATTGGAATATATAATAAATCAGTATTTAGTGGCACTGATAAATTATCTATGGCTGTACAACCGGATTTTATAAGATTTTGTAATAAAATTACAGATGGTAAAATATTATTTGAAGGTGATAGATTATTTAATCAAAGCTTTTTTAATAAATTTGAATGTGATATAATAGTAATTGAAGTAAATAGCGACACTGAAAAACTTAGACACGAAAAAAGAAAAGACAATCAATCACAAAAATTTATAAAATCTAAGCAAACAAAAATAGAAAATATAAAAAAAAATAACACAGTAGAAGTATATAAGAATAACACAAAAACTGAATACAAAAAGATATTAAACAAAATAAAGTATTTTTGTACTAAATAGACGATTATGGACAGTAAACTTACTAAAAAGGCATTTATTGACGCTTATACAAAGACGTTTGGCAATATAACAATGTCTTGTAATAGAGTTGGTATTGCTCGAAGCACTTATTATAATTGGATTAATAAAGATGACGATTTTAACGAACAAATAAATGATATTCAACCAAAGGAATTATTTTTAGATTTTGTCACAAGTAAATTAGTTGAAAAGATAAATGAAGGTGATAAAGCATCAATAATATTTGCCCTTAAAACCATTGGAAAGGAAAGGGGTTGGGTTGAAAGACAAGAAATACAGCATGAAGCAAACCCACCGGAAAACCTATTAATTGAATGGACACCAGCAACAGAAAAAGATTAAAAGAATATTGTAACAAACAATTTTATCAAGCAATAGATTCTACAAAAAGATTAAAAATTTTTCAAGGCGGTACGCGGTCCGGGAAAAGTTGGTCATTAATGCAATATTGTTTATACACTATGTCAGTGGCTAAAGATCCGCTTACTATATCAATAGTTAGAAAAACACTGCCGGCCCTTAAAAGATCTGTATTAAGGGATTTTTTATTTATAAGTAAACAACTTGGTATTTATTGGCTAGGTAAACACAATAAATCTGAAAACACTTTTACATATAACGGGCATACATTAGAAATGTTTAGTGCTGATGACGCACAAAAAATTAGAGGATCTGCAAGAGATATACTTTGGATCAATGAAGGGAATGAATTATTTTTTGAAGATTATCAACAGTTAGCAATGAGAACTAGAAACGAAATTTTAATTGATTTTAACCCTTCCGATCCAATACATTTTTTATATGATTTATCAGAGCGTGATGACGCTGATCTATTTATAAGCACATACAAGGATAATAAATTTTTACCAAAGGAGTTAATAGATGAGATTGAAAGGATTAGAGAGCGTGACCCTGATTATTGGCTGGTTTACGGTGAAGGACAAAGAGCCGTATTTAGTAACAGACAAATATTTAAAAACTGGAAATACATACCACATATTGAGTTCCCGGAATTTAACGAAACCGCACTGGGTGTTGATTTCGGCTATTCAAATGATCCCGCAGTGGTTTTACAAGTTGGAAAAGTTGGCGACAAATTATATGTTCACGAGTGGCTATACAAGAAGGGAATGACTAACCGGGATCTAGCAGAATTTTTAAAAAATAATAAATTGAATGATATTTTAATGTATTGTGATAGTGCTGAACCAAAATCAATAGAAGAATTAAGACAGATGGATTGCTTGGCTAAACCATCAATTAAAGGGCAAGGATCTATAAATGCTGGAATTAGTTTAGTTAAAGAATTTGAAGTAATAATTTCCAATGAGAGTAAAAATATGAAAAAAGAACAATTAACATATTTTTGGGAAGAAATGAAAGATGGAACAATAATAAATAAACCTATATCAAAAAACGATCATTGTATGGACGCGCTCAGATATTGTGTGTACAGTAGATATAAAAACAGATATGATTTTTTTGTAATATAAAAGAATTTAATATTTTGTATTTTTACATAAAATTTTACTAAATGGCATCAATCCTAGACAGATTCAAAAACCTTATTACTAAAAATTCACAACAAACTGCTAAAGAATATAATCAAGCTATATATAATTGGCTTGGTGAAAGCATAGTTTGGAACCCCGAAAATGACGATACATATGTGAATGAAGGTTACAGAAAAAACGCAACTATATATTCAATCATTAATCTAATTACTAAAGCAGCATCAACAATCCCCATATGTGTATATGAAAAAGTAAATGACAGTGAATTAAAAAGATATAATGCGATGACTAGCGGTATGATAGATGGTACAATCATACATAAATCTAATATGCTTAAGAAAAGTGCCTTAATAGAGTTAAAAGACACTGAATTACACGAAATATTAGAGCGCCCAAACCCTGCGCAATCATACGCAAGTTTTATTAGCGAATTAATTGCCTTTGGTAAATTAACAGGTAACAGATACGTTTATGGAATAGGTCCTGACACTGGTGATAATATAGGAAAATACAAAGAACTTTATGTTATGCCTAGTCAAATAATGGAAATTATATCTGGCGGAATGTTTGAGCCGATTAAAGAATATAAAATACAATACAATGGTTCTTATGCTATACCAGCAGAACAAATATGCCATATAAAGGATTTTAACCCGTATTATGACGGCACAGGATCTCATTTATATGGGCAATCTCCACTTAGGGCCGGTTTAAGATCGTTAACAACAAATAATGAAGCCGTACAAACAGGTGTAAAATATCTACAAAATCAAACTGCTAGAGGTGTTTTAATGAGCGATGAAGGTGATCTAAATGAAGTACAAGCACAACAATTAAAAGACAAGTTTAGATCTACATATCAAGGATCTAATAATGCTGGTGATATAGTTATTACACCAAAAAAATTATCTTGGGTTAATTTTGGATTATCAGCAGGTGATATATCATTACTAGAACAATACAACGCTAGTATTAAAGATCTTTGTAACATATATGCTGTTCCTTCACAATTATTAAATAATGATAAGGCATCAACCTATAATAACATGAAGGAAGCAAAAAAAGCTTTATATCAAAATGCTGTTATACCAGAAATGCTAAAAATTAGAGATGAACTCAACAGGTGGTTAGCTCCAAAATATGGCGAAAAATATTACATTGATTTTGATTTTTCTGTTATACCGGAATTACAAGAAGAAATGGACAAGGTGGTTGATCAGATGAGCCGAGCTTGGTGGATTACACCGAACGAAAAAAGAGCATCAATGAGTTATGCTGAAGAAGAAAACGAAGCTTTAAACGAATTTTATGTGCCAGCTAATTTAATTCCAATTAATGGTGTTGATATAGATTTACAACCGTTACCAGCTTTACAAGAAGATGAAGAAGAAAAGAATGTCAATGATATAAATGTTGTATATAAAAGTGTTGTACCGGGAATGACTGATGTTTACACTACACAAGCAGAAGCAGAAGCAAGAGCAAGAGAGCTTGGCGGATCTGGTTCACATGTACACGACTTTGACGGGGTTGATGTTTATATGCCATTTAATAACCACGAAGAATATCAGCAAGCTGTTAAAGGTTATAACGAAGAAAAAAAAAGTAAAGGTTACACTGACTATCCACAATCAGCGTCTAATAACGCAAAAAGAATGATTAATTGGAAGAATAAATATGGCGATGAGGTAAAAGCTGGCACAAGCGTCGGTTGGACAAGAGCGGCCCAGTTATCAGCCAGAAAATCGGTTTCAAGAGATGTTATTTCAAGAATGGCACAATTTAACAGACATAGAAAAAACTCAACAATAGATCCTAAATACAAAGACACCCCTTGGAAGGACAACGGATATGTAGCTTGGAATTTATGGGGTGGAACAAGTGGAGTTGATTGGGCAATTAAGAAAATAAAACAAATCGACAAAGAATAATGCCAAAATATGATAAATACAAAAAAGCTTATCAGAGTAAATTAGAGGCATCAGAAAAAAAAATATTGCCAAAAATTTATAGATTCTATAAGCAAGAATACAACAAAGGCGTTGAAAATTTTATATTAACAAATAACACAAATTATCAAAGCTTATTTCAATATGATTATGTAAAAAGGTTTTACACTGAACTATATAAGAGCATTGGTGTTGATATGTATAAATGGTATTTAAAAAACTACAAAAAATATATAAAAAAAGAAAATCCATTTTCAGACGATCTTAATATTTGGAAAAACATATTTTCAGATTACGCAAGTCAAGTGGCAGCAACTAATGTTGTTTTAGTAAGCGGAACAGCACAAAAAACATTAATAAAAATTACACAAAGAATATTAAGCGATCCCGAGTTGTCAATGTTAGGTGCAGATGAAAAAGCAAGAATATTACGGAACCAATTTAATAAATACAGCAAAGTGCAAGCATTACGTCTTGTAAGAACAGAAAGTAACAGAATAGCAAATTATGCTACACAACAAACTGCTTTATCAGTATTTGGGCCGGAAAATCTTAAAAAAACTTGGTTACATTCCGGTGGTAATAATGAAAGACCTACACATGTCGCTTTAGACGGTAAAACAATACCATACAATGAACCTTTTATTGTAGGGAATGATCGTATGCAAAGACCGGGTGAAGGATCTGCTGAAAACATTATAAATTGTAGATGTACAATAAATTATGAGCCAGCAGAAGTGCCTGATGCCGATATATTAAGAGCGATTGGTGTTGTGATTTAACATTGTTATTTTATTTTATTATTTTTGTAAAAAATATTTATATGAATTTCTTATACAAAGCGTCACCACTAGGTGAATTAACAGATTACGATGAAAAAAATTCTATTGTAAAAGGTTATGGATCATATTTTAATAATCAAGACAGTGACGGCGATATAATAAGAATGGGCGCCTACAGAAAAACTATTGAAGAAAACGGAAACCGTGTTAAATACTTGTATCAACATAATATGATGCAACCCATTGGTAAAATGAAAGAATTGTATGAAGATGAAAAAGGATTAGTATTTGTTGCGGAAGTGCCAAAAACTTCACTAGGAAAAGATGTCATTGAATTAATGAAAGCCGGTGTAATTACTGAAAATTCTGTTGGTATT